GAAGTGTGCTGGAGAACCGGGAAAACCCCGCCTGGAACCGCTCCGGCATGATCTCCATGATGGAGTTCAACGGCAACGTCCAGGGCCGCATCCTGCAGGAATACGGGATGCCCGGGATCGCCGACGACCTCCGCGACTATCATGTTCAAGTTTGGGTGATCGGAAGCCACATCATCAAGGCGCATATCAGCCCGAGCCCGCGCCAGCGCCACCCCTATTTCATCACCTCGTTCGAGAAGGTGCCCGGCACGCCGGTCGGCAACGGTCTGACCGATCTGCTGGCCGATCTTCAGGAGAGCGCCAACGCCACTCTGCGCTCGCTGATCAACAACCTGTCGATCTCTTCGGGTCCCCAGGTCGTCATCAACGACGACATGTTGGCCCCGGAAGAGAACGGGGAGGACATGTACGCATGGAAACGCTGGCACACCCGCGGCGACCCGATGACGTCGGGGGGCAAGCAGCCGATCACCTTCTTCCAGCCGGCCTCGAACGCCCAGTCGCTGATCGAGGTCTACAGCAAGTTTGTCGAGATTGCGGACGACGTATCCGCCATCCCGAAGTATGTCGGTGGATCATCCTCAGGCGGCGCGGGGCGAACTGCCTCGGGCCTAGCTATGTTGATGGGCAACGCCTCCAAGATTTTGCAAACTGTGTCGGCGAACATTGACCGGGACGTGATCGAAGGCTCGATGATGCAGCTGCAGGATCTGATCCTGCTGACTGACACCAGCGGCATGCTCACCGGTGAGGAGCAGCTGACGGTGCAGGGCGTCAACGTCGCCATCCAGCGCGAGACCCTGCGGCAGCGCCAGATCGAGTTCCTGACCGCCACCAACAACCCTACCGACATGAAGATCATGGGCATCAAGGGCCGCAGCGTCGTGCTGCGCTCCGTGTCGACCACGATCGGCATGCCGGGCGAAGAGATCGTCCCGTCCGAGGATCAGATCGACAAGATGACCCAGGACGAGAAGAAACAGGCGGCCAACGGCGGCAACATCGAGGCCATGATTACCGCGGCGGTAAACAAGGGCGTCGAGGCCGGTGTCAAGCGCATCACCACCGAGCTCACCTCCGGGGTGCTCGCCACGCGCGCCCAGATGCCGGAAGGCCCGCCCGCCCACATCGGGACCCCGAGCAACATGCCGACGTCGACCGGCGGCACCGATATGGCCCAGCAGCATCCGCAGGACGGCACCACCGAGCGCAACGCCTCGCAGGCGCAAGGTAGCCAGCCGTCACCGCTGTCCCAGAGCATGGGACCGCAGACCCATCTGATGGGTCACGGCCAGCCGGCGCCCGGTGGCAAGGTATCCGGAGGCGTCGGATGACCGTCAATACCCAGAAACTCGTCCGCGTTCTCGCCGGCCCCACGGGTCCGACGGGCACGATCAAGGGCGTCCGCATCATCGCAAACCAGACCGGTCCGACCGGGCAGAACCCACTCTGGGGGCAGGTTAACGCCGCCCAGGTGGCCGCCTCCCCGAAGGGCACATTCGAGCATGTCTATCAAGTCGTCGGTCCGACTGGGGCAGCACACGACATCAAGACCGTAACGATCTTGGGGTTCACCGGCCCGGCGTAAGCAATTTAGTAAGACTTCAACTCTAGAGAGGAACAGGCAACCGCCTGTCAGGGGAAACGATATGCCCATTCTCAGTTCCAAGAACTACGATCGAAACATGATCGGCCCAGTCCTCAAGCAGGCGGTCGATGCGATCAATGCTGGGTCGATTGGCGGCCCCACCGGCGTGACCGGTCCCACAGGCCCGACTGGCGCAGCGACAGGCGCAACGGGCAATACGGGCCCCGCAGGTGCCACCGGACCGACCGGTCCTTCCACGGGCGTACAGGGTCCTGCAGGTCCGCAGGGTCCCGCTGGCGCCACGGGCAACACCGGTCCGACAGGCCAAGGCGCGACAGGCTCCGCTGGCCCCGTTGGTGCCACCGGTCCCACGCCGGGGTCGACAGGTCCGACGGGACCGACAGGTACGGGTGTCACTGGCCCGGCGGGTCCGACTGGACCGACTGGCGCCACGGGCGTCACCGGACCGACCGGTCTGTTCGCCACGGTCATCGTGCCTCCGACTTCCGATCCGCACGTCGTTGGTCAGGTCTGGAGCAACTCGGGCGTCCTCACTGTCTCGGCCGGCTAATAGGGGTCAACCATGGCAGCAGTAGGCACCAGTGTCGCAGGCGTCCCGATCGCACCCGATCCGACGATCGCGTCGCACGACACCTATGACGACAACAGGCAATCGGCGATCCTTCATCAGATCGTCGACCTGATCAACATGAAGAACATCCCCGGCCCCATCGGGCCGCGGGGTGTCACCGGTCCGCTTGCGACCGGCGCGAGCTCGACCGGACCGACTGGTCCGACTGGCCTCAGCCCGACTGGTCCGTCGTTCTTCGGCACCGGGCCCACTGGCGTCACCGGTTACCAGGGTCCGAAGGGACCGAATGGTCCACTGGCGAGCCCGACCCAGAACGGCAACACGCCGGGCCCGACGGGCGCGACTGGCCCGACTGGATCCTCGACGGGTCCCGCCGGTCCGACAGGCTTCGCGTCGGCCACCGGTGCCACAGGTGTGACTGGCGTCACCGGGCGTGGCGGTCTACAAGGACCGTTCGGACCTGTGTCTGGCACCGCGTGGAAGCCCCCGAGTTTCGATCCCGGCATTGCCGGTGCAGTCTGGAACCCGGGTGGACAAACCGGTGTCGGCAAGCTACGAATTTCTACGGGGGGTTACCGACCGTAACCCTCCGCCACTTCCCTGACCCCCAACTCAGGACGACCCATGAAGCCATCACTGTGCTTGAATATGATCGTGCGCAACGAGAGCGCGTGCATCGCCCGCTGCCTCAACTCCGTTCTTCCCTACGTCAAGTCCGCGGTGATCCTGGACACCGGATCAACCGACGACACGAAGCTGCTGATCGCAGCGATGTGCGAGCAGGCTGGTGTGCCCCACCGCATTCTGGAAGGGCCGTTCGAGAACTTCGGGAAGGCACGCAATGATGCCTTCGCGGCCGCGCGCCGGCTCCGAAAAGACCCCGACATGCCGTTCACCCAGTTCGCGCTGCTCGTCGACGCGGACATGGAGCTCGACGTCACGGATCCCAAGGCGTTCGACAATCTGGACGCCAACGCGCTGTCGTATGACATGATGCAGCAGGGCGGCGCGGTCAGCTACGCCAACCGGCGGCTGGCCAACCTCTATCGTCTGCCCGATGACCCGTACGTCGGTGTCACTCACGAATATTTCAACGCGCCTTCTGCCGGGACGATCACCGGCGCGCGCTTCATCGACCACGCTGACGGCGCCAACCGTGAGAAGAAGTTCGTGCGCGACTGCCAGCTGCTGGAGGAGGCGCTCAAGACCGAGCCCGACAACGGCCGCTACTGGTACTATCTCGGCAACAGCTACAAGGACTGGGGAGCCACCGACCCAACCGTCCTGCCGTACGCGATCGACGCCTACAAGAAGCGCATCGAACTGGGCGGGTGGGATGAAGAGACCCACAGCGCCATGATGCATCTGGCGCACTGCTACAAGGACGACGGACTGCCAGACATGTTCGTGGCGACGATGGTCACCGCCTACGGCTTCCGACCACGCAGTGCCGAGCCACTATACGAGCTCGCGAAGTTCTATCGCGAGACCAAGGGACAACCAGCCGCCGCCCTGATGTTCGCAAAGGCCGGCATGAAGATGAAACGACCAGATGATCTCCTCTTTGTTAACGAGTTTGTTTACAGCCACGGGCTTCGCTTTGAGTACTCTGTTGCGGGATACTATGACGAGGAAGAACGTTCGCGCGCGTTTGAGGTTACGGATGATCTCGCGCTCGATCCGGAGTTCCTCCCAGACCACCGCGAAGCCGCACGCCGCAACCTCTACTGGTTCCTGAAACCGCTCTCCGAGTACTGCCCATCGTTCAAGGGTAAGAAGATCGACTTCACGCCGCCGCACGGCTATCAGGCGATGAACCCATCGGTCACGCAACACCATGGTAACCTTGTCTGCAACATCCGCTGCGTGAACTACAGGATCGACGGCCAGGGCCGCTACATGATCGGCCCCAAGGAATGCGGTGACGCCCCGATCGAGACCCGTAACTTCCTCCTCAACCTCGATGAGGATCTTGCCCCCACCGCCACCTGCGAAGTTTTCTGGAGCCGACCATCGCCCGCGTGGAACATGGTGATTGGGCTCGAGGATATCCGGCTCAACTCTATCAGCGGCACCCTGTGCTTCAGCGCCACCGTGCGCGAACAGCTGGCCAGTGGCGAATGTCAGATGTGGTGGGGTACGCTGTCATATGACCCCGCTGTAGAAAACGCGGTCTATGCGGTTGGGTACAGGCCGATCTCAGACGGCACCACCACCGAGAAGAACTGGGCTCCCCTGCAGGGATCCGACAAGTTCATGTACAAGCCTGGGACGGTCGTCCGTCCGATCGTCACGGTGAAGGAAGACGCGAAACTTACCGTCACGGTAAATCCGTCGAAGGTCCACGTCGAACATCTGCGCGGCTCCTCTCAGCTGATCCCATTCAAGAACGGCTGGCTCACTGTCGTTCATGAGGCCAGCGTCGACGGCGCGGGCAAGCGGACCTACTGGCACCGCTTCGTCTGGTACGATCAGGACGGCGCCGTGCAGCGCATCAGCCTGCCGTTTGTGTTCTATGACCGGCAGATCGAATTCTGCGCCGGCATGGCCTACCACCCCAACGGGGTCGATCTGGTGCTCTCGTTTGGTGTCCGCGACTACGAAGCGCACATCGCCACCGTCGATGCTGTTGAAGTCTCCCGCATGATCTGGAAATGGCTATGAAGGTACGTCTGGTCACTGGCTATGTGCCGATCCCGAACCACCCGCGCACCGCTGCCGAGTACGGCGAACTGGGTGAACGTCTCAGCGGTGTGCCCGTCCTGAAGAAGGCCTTCTACATGCGGGTCGAGGACACCTGGATGGCGAAGTACTTCGCCCGCTCCCAGATCATCCCGCAGGCGTCGCAGCACGACAACCCGCTGAAGAACACGCTGGCTTACCACTACGTCAACCACATGAAGACGTCGTGGCTGGTGCAGGCCTCTAACGAGGATCCCGAGGCCGACGTGCTCGTGTGGGTCGACTACGGCATCTTCCGACTGCCCGGGGTCAACAACCAGTCGATCTACGAGTTCTGCGAGAAGCTGAACGACAAGGCGGTGTATGCGCCCGGTTGCTGGCAGAAGCCGACGGTGGTGGAGAGTGCCTACCCGTGCTGGCGCTTCTGCGGGTCCGTGCTCGCCGTGCCCAAGCGGTATGTCGACAAGCTGGACTTCGAGTGCCGCGTGCAAGCTCACCGCCACATCGAGAAGACCCGCAACGTGGAGTGGGAAGTCAACACCTGGGCGCGCGTCGAGGCCGGTGGCAAGGTGCCGTTCCACTGGTACAAAGCCGACCACAACGTCAGCATGTTCGACAACTTGGAGACGATCTGATGTTATTTTCTGAATACAAGATGCGCCGCCTTGCCGACCTTATGGCTGAGCCGTACGGCAACCTCCGCATCCCCGACCTGCAGGAAGTGTTCAAGGTCTGCAAGCCGCTCAGTGTGCTGGAGATCGGCAGCTACCGCGGCGTCTCGACCGAGTTCTGGGCCCTCAACTGCGCCAAAGTGGTCTCTGTCGACCCGTCTCCCGACATGGCTGTGCGCCGGGATCTACACGCGCGTCTTGCGCACTATCCGCACGTCCGTCTGATCGAGGCCCGCAGCCCCTGGGTATGCCCGGCCAAATTCCACTTCGATCTGGTCTATCTCGACGGCGACCATTCCGAAGCGACGGTCAGCGAAGAGATCGCCCTCTATTGGCCCCAGCTGCTTCCAGGGCAGTGGATCGGGGGACACGACTACACCGACACGCCGGCGCCCGGTGATGGCGTCAAGGCAGCGGTAGACGGCATGCTCGGCATCCCGCCGTGGCGGTTCAGCGACGGGTCTTGGCTCGTCCACAAGGAGAAGTCATGAGTGAGTTAGAGACCCTGTTCACCAAGTATGGCACCGACAAGGGCATCTGGGGCTACACGCCCTTCTATGAGAACATCATGGGCCCGAAGCGGTTCAATGTCCGTCGCGTGCTCGAGATCGGCATCTGCGGCTATCGCGACATCCCCAACAACGTTGTCGGCGCCAGCCTATTCGTGTGGCGGGATTACTTCCCGAACGCGCAGATCTACGGCATCGACAACGACAGCAAGTTCATCTTCAACGATCAGGCGTGCATTCACACCGCGTGCTGCGATGCCTACGACAACCACGCTCTCCACAATGCCCTAGTCGGATTTGGTGGCGAACAATTTGACGTGATCATCGACGACGCCGTCCACGACCCGGCCCCGCAGATCAACCTGATGAACGCCCTGAACCCCTGGCTGATACCGGGCGGCAACTACTTCATGGAGGACGTCGGCCCGTACAAGCTGCAGGACGGCAACCTCCAGCACATGTACGACCACATCAAGGGCTATGCCGGCGTCACCGCCGGCCGCGTCCACAAACCTGAAGTTCTGATCATCGGCGTTAAGTAGTTTTTAAGAGCCAAGGTCTAGGTGTAGCTCACAGGATATTTCATCCAGGAGCTACACCAATGGCCGGTTTCCTCAAGAAGACCCCGAAGAACGCGGACTTCGCCAAGGGGGGCAACACCCCGATGTTTGGCGAGCAGGCCGCGGAAGCGATGCCTTCGGGCACCACGCGCGACCCCACCTCGCAGGACGCGGCACCCGGCGACAAGTTCGCCAAGGGCGGCTCGAACAAGATGTTCGGCTACGCCGGCGCCGAGACCGCCAAGGCCGGCATTACCAGCGCCCGCTAACATGCAGCGCCAGTCCGTAAAATCTGGTGGGCCCGGTGCGCCGAAGGTCGTCCCCTCAGCGGGGTCGGTCTCGGCTGTCGGTCCCGCCGGAGCAGCGCCGAAGCCTCGCGGGATCAAGAACACCCGCGACTATGGCAAGGCGATCCCTGCCGCACCGGCGCCCTCACCCAACCCGTTCAACGGCGTCACCAGCGGCGGCTCCCGCCTAGGAGGCATCTGATGTTCAAGAAAAACATGACGCCGATCGGCATTCACAAGAAGGGCACGCTGCACAACGCTCCCAACAAGGGTAGCAATCAGCGCGACCTCCCCGCTGCCGCCTCCGGCGGCGGCCCCTCCAGTTTTCAATCATATGGCAAGGCTACCCCAATGGCCCAGCCGGCTCCCCCGCCTGATGGGCTGGGCACCGGTACGTGGGGCGGAAACGGTATTGCGTGACGAAAGCACTCTCCCCGACTGACGTTCTCAAGCACTACTCGCACGCCCTGCAGCTGGCCGCCCCCCGCGAATGGGACGCCTTCGTGCAGTGTTTCGACGCCTACGCCACCGAAGTTACCGTGGCGGTAACTGCCGCGGAGCAGCACGAGATCCTCGTGGCCCAGGGCCGCGCCAAAGCCTTCCTGCACCTGCTGAACACCTTCCGCGAGTGCCACCTCAAACCCCAGCCGACCCACCCCCAACCACAACCAGTCCAGCAGCCCTAAGCCCGAAAGGCCTTAGCGCACAAGGAGTTAAGATATGGCCACCACTGAAGGACTACAGCAACTCGCCCCCGGTCAGCTTCCCCCAGACCCCAACGTCCGCATCCCAGACAGCGTGAAGGCCGCCGGCTCTGCCGCCGACGAGATCCACCGCCGCGCGTACCCAGCCGAGGAAGCCCCCGCCCCCGCACCGGCCAAGGAGGCGCTACCGCAGCCGCCGCAGCCGGCCCCGCTACACCAGCCGGCTCCTGAACCGCAGCCTATTCAGTCGACTGAACAGCCACAGCCACAGCCCGCGCCGCAGGAGGCGCAGCCGCTCCGGCCCGGCGAAGAGAACATCACTGCTGAAGAGTGGCGCCACCGCTTCCTGTCCATGCAGGGGCGTTTCCATGCCGCTCAGAAGACCATCGGCGGGATGGAGCAGCAGATGAGCGAGCTCGGCCAGGAGCTCGTTCGCACCCAGCAGTTGCTGACCCAACCGCCGCAGCCGGCGCCCCAGTCAACCGTTCTCGGACAAGATCACAAAAATGTGATCACGGATGATGACGTCCGGGAGTTCGGCACCGACATCATCGACCTGACCCGTCGTGTGGCACTCGGCACCCTGGGCCCGGAAATCGAGAATTTGCGGGCAGAGAACGCACGTTTGACCCAGCGCGTGCAGAGCACCGGGAAGCGGGAATTGTTTGCCACGCTCGATAATGCCGTGCCGAAGTGGCGCGCGATCAACGAGGATGTCCGCTTCATCAACTGGCTGCGTTTACCAAACATTTACACTGGTCGCGTACGCCAGCAGATGTTGAACGAAGCGGTCGCCGGCGCTGACGCCCCGAAAGCAATCGCACTGTTCAGAGACTTCATCAACGAAGTCAACGCCACGGGCCAGCAAGCTCCGTCGGTGCAGCACGAACAGCCGGCCCCAGCGCCGGCTCCTCGAGAGCCCGCACTAGCACTGGACACGCTCGCAGCCCCCGGCAGGGCAAGGCCGGCATCTGGCGACAGTCAGGTGCCCTCCGAGAAGCCAGTCTATTCACGCGCACAAATCGCACAGTTCTACCGGGACAAGAACCGGGGCATCTACGCCGGCCGCGAGGCCGAGGTAGTCGCCTTCGAAAATGATCTCGGATTGGCACAGCGAGAAGGGCGCATTCGCGGATAATCGGGGTCTGTGATCAGGCCCCTCCCAACTCAAAAGGGGCTTGGCCATGGCCATTCCTAGTGCAGGTTTTCCCGGCGCAACCGCAGGCGGTTCGCCAGTCATCTACCCGACCGGTTCTTCGGGCAACTCGCTCCAGTCAACGGGCTTCATCCCGGAGATCTGGTCCGGTAAGCTCGTGGAGAAGTTCTACGCCAGCACCGTGCTGGCTGCGATCTCCAACACGGACTACGAGGGCGAGATCAAGAACAAGGGCGATCGTGTCAAGATCCGCACGAAGCCGACGATCACCATCCGCGACTACAAGTCCGACGGTCTGCTCGGCCTTGATCGTCCGACGGGCGGCAACCTCGAACTGTTCATCGGCAACGGCAAGTACTTCTCGCTGATCCTCGACGACGTCATGGAAATTCAGAGCGATCTGAACGTCCTCTCCATGTGGAGCGACGACGCCGCGCAGCAGCTGAAGATCACGGTCGACACCGACGTTCTCGACGGTATCGTCAACCAGATGGTGTCGCAGAACCGCGGTACCTCGGCTGGCGCCATCACCGGCAACATCAACCTCGGCGTCAAGGGCACCCCGATCTCGGTCGTGTCCAAGAACCCCGGCGTTGGCGACGTCGAACTCCTCGACGTTCTGATGCGTATGGGCCAAGTGCTCGACGAGCAGAACATCCCGGAAGTCGGCCGCTGGGTGGTCATGCCGTCCTGGGCAGGACGAATGATCAAGCAGTCCGAACTCCGTCAGGCCTACCTGTCGGGTGACAGCGTCTCGATGCTGCGGAACGGCCGGCTGGGCATGGTGGATCGGTTCACGATCTACATCTCCAACCTGCTGCCTAACAACAGCACCGACAGCACGAACTTCAACGCCGGCGAGTGGCCGATCTTCGCGGGTCACGCTCACGGTCTGACGTTCGCCTCGCAGATCTCCAAGGTCGAGACCCTCCGGTCCGAACTGACCTTCGGCCAGATCCTGCGCGGACTGCAGGTCTACGGCTATCAGGTCGTCGACGGCAAGGCGCTGGTTCAGGCCCAGGTTACCCCGAACAGCTAATCGGGAATAAACGAATGATTAAGGGCCTCGGGGTTAATTCTCCGGGGCCCTTTTCTTTCATGGTGATCGCATGTCGATGTCCACAGCCCTGCTGACCATTACCGACTACGTCACTGACGCGCGGATCCTCCTGCAGGATACGATCGCGCCGTACCGGTATTCCGACGCCAGCCTTGTGACCGCGATGAACGTCACCCTGCTGGAAGGCCGCCGGCTCCGCCCGGACCTGTTCGTCTACAACTGCGACAACAAGGGCCGGGTCCAGGCCCTGCAGGGGGTGGACGCCACCGTGGTCAATATTGAGGAGCCGTTCCGGCTCGCCTTCCTCCACGGCATGGTTGCCCACGCCCTGACCCGCGACCAGGAGGACGTGCAGGACGAGCGCGCGATCGCCTTCCTCGGCGTCTTCAACAGCATCCTGCTCGGCCGCAGCACCGTACCGCGTGGCGCTCCGCCGCAGGTTGGAGGTTAATCATGGCGATCCTCGAGACTGACTTCACCCAGCTGATGAACCAAGCGCGCGTGACGCTGCTCGGCTCCTCCGACGCCGGCCTCAAGGGGGCCTTCTACGACGTCGTATCCGAGTTCCTGAACGACAGTTCGATCTGGACCCAGGACGTGGACTTCGCGGTCATCCCGGCGAGCCACAGCTATCAAGTGAGCGTGAACGAAGGGCAGATCCTTCGGCTTGTCGGCGTCGCCGCGGCCGACAACACGTTCATCCCTGCCCTGATGCCGGAGCTCGGCACGATCGTGCTGCAGCACGCCCCGAACACCAACGCGACCTATACGGCCACCTTCGTGACCAACATCGCCCTGCCGACGACCAAGCAGGCGATCCCGCTGGCGCCCGACTGGCTGCTGCCGGTCTGGCATGTCGGACTGCTCGACGGGCTGCTCGGCAAGATGATGATCCAGCCGAACAAGAGCTACTCCAACCTGCAGCAGGGGGCCTATCACCTCAAGCGGTTCCGGGACGCCATCGGGCGGGCCCGCGTCAGCAAGCTGCGCGCCAATACCATCGGCTCGGCGGCGTGGCGCTTCCCGCAGGGCTTCAGGACCGTCAGCCAGCAGGGCGGCGTGCCGTCCATCGGCACCGGTAACGAGAGGGTGTTCTAATGTCGCAGACAGCTGCCGTTATCGACCTTCACGTCTCGAACAACGCGACCCTGCAGGAGGCCTTCCAGTTCGGCACGCCCGGCGACACGTCGTGGTCGCTGGTCGGACAGAACTTCAAGATGGAGATCAAGGCCAACCGGGACGACGTCTCCCCTCTGCTCACGCTTGTGTCGCCCACCAGCATCGTCGTCGACGACGTGGTGCAGCGTGTCATCCATCTCAACCTCGACATGGTGTCCGTGAAGGCCGCCCTGCCGGTGGGCGAGTACGTTTACGATCTCGTCATGTACGACAACAACGTTCCAGCCATCCGCACGCAGCTGGTGGAGGGGCGCTTCTGCCTCGAACAGGGCGTCACGGAGGACTAATATGACCGTCACTGTCATCCAGCCAGCACCTGTTGCGGCGCGACCCGTGGTCGTCGTTGGCGGCCCTACGGGGCCCAGCGGCGGCCCCACGGGCACGACTGGCCCGACCGGACCCTCAGGCGTCTCCGCGACCGGCACGACTGGCCCCACAGGCCCGACTGGCGGCGGCACGACTGGCCCGACCGGCCCCACTGCAGCCACCGGCGTGACTGGACCCATTGGCCCTCCCGGCAATCCGGGCTTCACGGGACCGACGGGGCCGACCGGCAACACTGGCCCTCCCGGCACTGGGCCGACCGGCAACACCGGACCGACGGGTGTCTCTGGGCCGACTGGCCCCAGCGGCGGGCCGACCGGCAACACCGGACCGACTGGACCGACGGGAGCCACCGGCGCGACCGGCGCGACCGGCGCCACGGGGCCATCCCAGACGTTTGGCATCCAGGTCTTCTTCGACGGCCAGGGCACGGCGATCTCGACCGGGCTGAAGTCGTGGGCGGAGGTTCCCTTCGCCTGCACGATCACGCTCGCCGAGTTGCTTGCCGATCAGACGGGGTCGATCGTCATCAACATCTGGAAGACGACCTACGCCAACTACGCCCCCGGCACGCACCCCGTCGCCGGTGACAAGATCACGGCATCGGCTCCGCCTACGATCTCCGCCGCGGCGAAGGCGCAGGACAGCACGCTGACCGGGTGGACGCTAACGCTCGCTGCCGGCGATATCCTCGCCTTCAACGTCGATAGCTGTGCCACCATCACGAAGTGCTTGCTGACCCTCCACGTCACGAGGTCGTAATGGCAATCACCTACAACGGAGCAAGCACGTCGGCACTGTACAGTGGGGTCAGCACCTCGGGTGCGCTCACGTACACGTTCGGTGGCACGTTGCAGTCTGGTACGGCGATGCTCGTGCTGTCGGTGGCGCACGACGCCACCAACACGACCGCGAACCCGATCACGTCGATCACGGACAGCCAGGGTAACACTTGGCAAAAGTACACGTCGCAGTCGGCGAACTCGGGCTGGAAGACGTCGGACACCAACAGCGGGACCCAGCGATGGTTCTCTGTCGAGATTTGGTACTGTATCAACGCGACGGTCAACACCAGCATCAACATCACCATCAACCACGCCTTCAACGTGGATGCTGCCGTTGCCACGATCAGCCCGAAGATCCTGGGGTATGACGCTACTAATCCGTGGGACTTGAACGGCGCACTGCCCGCCAGCTTGCTGGCACAGAGCGGTCTCACCGCCGAGACCCTCACCGGTATCTCGACCACTACCGCACACGTCGCGGGCATCTGGGCGTTTGGAGCGTTCAGTAGCAACATTGCCACCACGAACGTCCAGTTCAACGGTGTTTCGCGCTCGGATCAAGCTGTCAACCAGAAGAACAACGTCGAGTTCATCAAAGGGCAACTTGCGGTCGGAGTACCAGTTACGTCGGCATACAGCGGCGTGACCTACGCCGGTCCGCTCACATCAGCGGATAACTTCTTCATCATCGGTGCCGCGATCACGGCTGACGTGCAGACGGTGGGCAATCCCGTGCTCAGCCAGCCGCACATTGTGGGGTGATCATGAACAGCCCGATCATCGTCCCCCAACAGGACCGCACGTTCCGCGTCGCACCCCAGGATCGCCTTGTGGTAGTGCCGCCAGTTGACCGGACGTTCGTCGTTCCAGCGAGGGCCTGATGCCGATCGCACGAGAGAACCAACAGGTTGGAGAGCGCCGGCGATACTTCGTCGACTGCTCCTGGCTGGACACCGACGACACGCTTGCCAGTGTGACGGCGACGGTCGACATCGGGACTGCAGTCGTTGACGGGATCTTGATCCACCCCAGCACCGGCTTCCATTACTTTCTCAGCAACGGCACGCTGGGCGATCAGTTCAATGTGATCTTCTGTCAGACCACTCGGCGGGGGCAAATTAAATATGATCAGGTCCAGTTCACTATCGGCACCAATGGCGGCTTCAACTTCCTCAGCAGCAACCAAGCCCTCATGCAGTCAATCGTCGGTCCAACTGGATCGACTGGTCCATCCGGATCACCCGGTCCCTCTGGTGGCCCTACAGGACCTACCGGTCCAACAGGTGTTGGGCCGACTGGCCCTTCTTCGATTGGCCCCACTGGCCCGACGGGTATTGGAGCGGCAGGTGCTGCTGGGCCGACTGGAGCAACTGGAGCAACTGGGCCCACTGGTTTCACAGGAAACACGGGCCCAACTGGTCTTGGAGGGAGCACAGGACCTACGGGACCTACGGGCCCAACTGGCAACACCGGGCCTACCGGACCCACTGGTGTAACGGGGGCTGGAGCTACCGGACCAACTGGCCCAGCTGGCGGTGGCGGCGGTAGCCTTACAACCCTAACGAACTCTGCATCTGGCGTCTCGTTGACGTCCGGAACGACCGTAAACTTGACGTCTATCGTCTTGACGGCGGGGACGTGGATGGTGTTCGGGGGCGTCAAGTTCAACAGCAACGCGAGCGTCTCGATCACGCAGCGCGGTGCCAGCATCGGCCCCAACTCCACCACCTTCACCAACAATGCCGGCGCGTATGCCAACGAATTCTCCGCTGCCGTCGTTCCTGGCGGCGGCGGCAATAACCAACTGGCCTATGCGATCCCGGTCCAGATCATCACGGTAGCCGTCAACACGACCTACTTCCTCGTCGGTCTCGCCACGTTCACTGCATCAACGTTGAATGCGGATGCGGCCATCGCCGCAGTCAAGATTGCCTAAGGCTTTATTAAGGGCTTTCGGGCTATTCACGAAGCACAAGGAGCCACCATGCTACTCGGAACCAAGCGTCACGGCGCCGGCAACACCACGCGCTACGATATCGACTACAGCAACTGGCTGATGGACGGCGAGAGCCTGCTCTCTGCCACGGTGGTGCTGGACCCGGCATTTACCGCCACGGTAACTGACATCACCATCTCGAACGTCGCCGTGCTGCCGTCGCACAAGCTGCATTTCACTCTCGCTGGCGGCTCCGCTAACGAAGTATTTACCCTTGACGTGCAAACCACGACGCAGAACCCAACGGAGATCAAGAAGGACACAGTTGCCTTCACGGTCGTGTGATCGGAGCCCCCTATGGAGCCAGCTTCCATTCGCTACAAGAACCCCGGTGCTATGTGGGGTAACGCCATCGCCGTGAAGTGGGGCGCCGACAAGCACCCGGTATCGCTCAACGACGGCAAACATCAGAACAACAACATCGCCGTGTTCCCGACGTTTCGGCAGGGCATCTGCGCGCAGCTTGACCTGTGGCGCTCGTCCCCGAACTACAAGAACAAGCCGTTCGCGCATGCGATCAACACCTGGGATGGCGGCAACGACACCCCGGCCTACATCCGCTACGTGAAGGCGCGCGTGCCCGGTATCACCGAGAGCACCATCATGGACACCGAGTTTTGGAAAGGGCCCATGGGGATCCCGTTCCTGAAGGCGCAGGCTGGCCATGAAGCCGGCCGCGTCTACCCGGCGCCCGATGAAGACTGGGAAGCCGCGCGCAAGCGTGTGTTCTCCGGTGTGCCGACCCCGAACACCGTGAAGAAGGCTGGCGGCGCCGCCGGCTCCATCGTGCCGACCACGGTCGCCATCCATCAGGCGGGCTTCTCGATCGGCACTGCAATCGCCATCGGTGCAGTCATTGCTGTCATCGGGTTCATCATCTGGAAGTACAAGCATCTGGTCACGGAGACGCTGGTCCACGACACGCCGCACCCGGCGCTGGTCGAGCCCCCCGTGCCGCCAGCGGGGGCCGCGTCATGATCAACTGGATCCGCCTCAAACTCGCCTATCTACACGCCACGTTCCACGACAGCGAAGTCATCTGGCTGGCCCGCATCAACATGGCGGGCGGTGCGCTGGTGACCGGTGCGCTGATGCTGGATCCGAATGCGTTCGGCGTCGACCCGCGCATCGCCACGATCTGGACCGCTGTCAACGGTGCATTGTCGGAGTACCTGCGACGACGTGGCGCAACCTACGACAAAGACGGGAACCTCGTCTGATGACTGCTCTCATGACCCTTCTCGGGATGATCCCTGGCATCGCCCAGGTCGTGCAGTTCATCGCCGGCAAGTGGATGGACAGCAAGGTCGCGATGTACCAGACGCGCATGGGCGTGACCCGGGAAGTCGCGGTTCAGGCCATCCAGGCCGAGGTGACCAACAACCAGACCAAGGTGAACTGGCTCAATGCCATCGCCCACTCCCGCTTCCTGCAGTTCATCGTCGGTGGCTTCGCGGGCCCGTGGATCATCTACGGCTGGAAGGTCATCGTCTGGGACAACATCGTCCACAAGTTCATCTGGGGTGTCTATGGCTTCACGCCCCCCATCACTGGTCTCGTAGGAAGCTGGGCCGCAATCATTCTGGGCGGCATCTTCGTTACCACCACCGGGATGGGCCTCACCTCAACCCTCATGAGCCGTCTGGAGAAATGATATGCTGTTCAAGCTAGTAGCCGTCATCTATGTGATGACCAACGGTGTGCTGTCCGATGAGCCAGTCGGACGCCTCACCAACGCCCATCAGTTCGATACGCAAGCCCAGTGCGAAGCGTACCTCGACACCCCCGACTTCATGCCGCAGAAGATCGCGCTCGACATGATGCTCAAGGCGCAAGACGAAGCCCTCGTACCGAAGTTCGTGTGCGAGCCGGCCAACCGTGGAGACAAGGTGTGAGCAAGAAGTTCAACCCCGGCGGGGAGAAGGGCAAGCTGCATCGCGAGATGGGCATCCCCGAAGGCCAGAAAATCCCGGCCGCCAGACTGCGCGCCGCTGCCACTCAGACAGCGGATCCCGAGAAACGTCGCGACGCCATCCGCGCCGAGACGATGAAGAAGTGGAACCACAAAAGGTAACCATGTCCAAGAAGAACAGACGACCACCCCAACCCACTCCGGAGCCTACAATGGAAGCTAGCATCGAAGACACCGCCCCCGCGGCGGCGCCCGAACCCGTTGTCCGTTACGTAACGGACGAACCCGCTGTCACGGAAAGTGTCACGGAAAGTGTCCCGGAACCCACTCTGACTGCCAAGCAGATGGCTGCGGCGGAGGAAGAGAACCTTGCCCGCCTCAAGGCCCTCTCCGACGCCATGCAGGTACAGGCTGAGCAGGCGAACGCCCCGCCGGAACTCACCATCGGTGAGCTCGCCCTGCAGGGTCACGAGGCTATCGAGGAGGCGATGCGCAAGCACAACGCACAGCCGCCCCTGCCGCCCTATATCCCGCCGCCGCGCACGCCGCGCCAGATGACTGCCCTGGAGCAGGAACTGGAAGCCGGCCGCCGCGCCCAGCAGCGGGCTGAGGAACAGCAGCGATCCCGGCCGGTGGAAGCCCCCGACATGAATAAGGAAGGGTTTACCACCCCGGTATATCGTCCGGACAACATGGTTCCGGACCCGATGCTCGGGGATCGGCTACAGCCGATCACGGCAAAGTGAGAGTAAATGGC